TCAGAGCTTTGGTTCTTGGTACAGCAATGTTACTCAGACACTTGCAGCCAACACTGTTGGTAATATATCCGTGAACAACTCCTGGTATGAACAAGGAATCACAGCGTCAGGCAATGTGTGGACTGTGGCCAACACAGGAACCTACAACATACAAATCAGTTATCAGTTTACCAAGACCGACGGCGGTACAGATTTTGCTGAATCATGGCTGGCCAAAAATGGCAACAATGTAGATTCAACCAATACTCGCTTGCGTCTTACAGGTGCTAATGATTATGTGATATTTGCCCTTAATTTTGTAGAAGAGTTCACAGCCGGCGACACATTTCAGTTGAGATGGTACAGTCTTGATCCCAACGTACAACTGTTGGCCATACCTGCGCCTACAAATCCTGCCAGACCCGCTGTCCCTTCTGTGATTGTGACCTGTGTGCCAGTGGGCGCATGACATCAAATTGGATAACAATAAATACCCAATGAAAAAACTCATCCTACTCTTACTTGTTGTGCCCATGCTGGTCCTAGCACAACCCAAACAAAAACCCGGTGTCACATATGACGCCGTGATCACCAGAGTTATAGACGGTGACACAGTGGCATTTCACGCACCGTTCCTGCCAGATCCTCTAAAAAAAGAACTCAGCATCAGAGTATTTGGTGTGGACACTCCTGAAAAAGGACATCGTGCAGCCTGTGCCAGTGAAGCACAACGCGGTGAAGCAGCGTCAGCATTCACCAAGCAAGCCATTGCACAAGCCACACAGCGCCAAATTGTGATCATGGACTGGGACAAGTATGGCGGGCGTGTGCTGGGCGATGTCATACTCAACGGACAAAGCCTGCGTGGCATGTTGATTGCCAATGGCTATGCCAGAGAATACTACGGCGAAGCCAAAACAAGTTGGTGCCAATAACACCGCCGTAAATACGGTATGAGCAATTTCTACTGTGCAGCCCCTTGGCGTGGCCTGCACATCAATCCCCGAGGTGATGTCAAAACTTGCTGTGCTGGCAATCCCAACATGCTGGGCAACCTCAACAGTCAATCAATTGAGCAAATACTCAACAGCAATCTAATGAGCGAAATACGCACCAGTCTCTCACAAGGACAAGCACATGAGTATTGTTCAAACTGTGTTCGTGCTGAACGTTTTGGCGCAGATAGCGAACGTGCTTGGCACAACAATGTCAATCCCAACTTTGATTATGCCACAGCCGGTGATCAATATCACTATCCAGTTATTGTAGATGTGCGTTGGAACACCACATGCAATTTCAGTTGCAACTACTGCGACCCCAGCGCCAGTAGCAAGTGGGCACAACTAAAACAAGTTCCGTTCAAATCAGGCACAAGACCTTATTACGAACAAGTGTGTGATTTCCTAGAACAACATCACGACCACATTCACGAAGTGGCCTTGGTAGGCGGTGAACCATTGTTGCTGCCAGAGAATGAACGACTGTTGGATGTCATACCCGACACTGCTATTGTCACCGTAATCACAAACTTGAATGTTGACTTACAGAACAACCGGATATTCCGCAAACTCTCCGAACGCAAACGAGTTGGATGGAGCATGAGCTTTGACAACATTGGCGATCGCTTTGAATATGTGCGCTACGGTGGTGACTGGACCATGCTCCAGGAAAATTTAAACACTATCCAAGCATTGATGCGGTCGCAAGGACAGTGGGGCGGAGTACACGCAGTGTACAGTATCTACAATGCCACACGTCTTGTTGAGTTTAGACAGTTTACAGAATCAGCAGGTGCCACAGTGTTGTGGCAAAACTTGTTTCAACCTGAATATTTAGATCCGTTCTTGCACGGCCCGGCTGTTGCAGAACTTGCTGCCAAAGAAATTGAACGTTTTTATACGCTAGGTATTGCTACCGTTGCTGAACGTCAGTTCTTTGATCAGGCATTAAATAATTACAACTTGGTCAAAGAGGAACGGCGTGGTATAACACAACAGTTCAAACAGCATATACACAAAATTGAAACTGAATACCACGTTGACAAGGCTGACAAGTTTAAACAACTATGGCCTGAACTAGCAGAAAGAATATTATGATTGCACCACCAAATAAAAATTTAGAAACAGTGCTGGTCAAAGCACCGCACCGCAAAGAAGTCTATACCGAAGATGAACTTGTAGAGTTTGCCAAGTGTGCAGACCCTGTCACAGGCCCGCTGTATTTCTTGGACAACTTCTTCTACATCCAGCATCCCACACGCGGCAAGATGTTGTATCACCCGTTTGAGTATCAAACCAGACTGATTGAAACATATCACAACTACAGATATTCAATATCACTAATGCCTCGACAAACAGGCAAATCCACATCGGCAGCCGGCTACCTATTGTGGTATGCAATGTTTGTGCCAGACAGCACAATCCTGGTCGCCGCACACAAATACACAGGCGCACAGGAGATCATGCAACGCATACGTTATGCATATGAACTGTGCCCCAACCATATTAGAGCAGGTGCCACCAGTTACAACAAGAACAGTTTGGAATTTGAAAACGGTTCGCGTATTGTAGCGCAGACCACAACAGAAACAACAGGCCGGGGTATGAGTATATCACTCCTGTACGCTGACGAATTTGCATTTGTGCGACCCACCATTGCTAGAGAGTTTTGGACTTCTATTTCACCAACACTGGCCACAGGTGGTAAGGCCATTATTACATCAACACCAAACTCAGACGAAGATCAGTTTGCCCTGCTGTGGAAAGGTGCCAACAAGACCATGGACGAGCATGGCAACACCACAACACTGGGCATCAATGGATTCCGTGCATTTAGAAGTTATTGGCGAGAGCACCCAGACCGCGGAGATACCTGGGGCGCAGAACAACTGGCACAACTGGGCGAAGATCGATTCCGCCGAGAAATGGACTGTGAATTTGTTATCAATGACGAAACATTGATTGCTCCTACCAAATTGATTGATTTAGAAGGCATAGAGCCCACAAGCCGCACAGGACAAGTGCGCTGGTACAAAAAGCCCAGTCGGGACAAAATGTACATTGTGGCCTTGGATCCCAGTCTGGGCACAGGCGGCGATCCTGCTGCCATACAAGTGTTTGAAGCAGAAACCACAGAGCAAGTGGCCGAGTGGAGACACAACAAAACTGATATTCCCACACAGGTAAAACTTTTGGCTGATATTGTAAAAGAGTTGTACGATGTGGTCAAAGACGATAAAAAGATCTATTACAGTGTGGAAAACAACACCATCGGCGAAGCCGCACTGATCAGTATAAATGAGTACGGAGAAGAAAACATCCGGGGATACTTCCTAAGTGACAACTCAGTGACCGGCAGCACCCGCAAGTTCCGCAAAGGATTCAATACCACAAACAAAGCCAAACTCACTGCGTGTAACAAGTTCAAAATTCTTGTGGAATCTGGGCGTATGAAACTGTACAGCAGACCTTTGATCAGTGAACTTAAAACTTTTGTTGCCAATGGCAGCAGTTATGCCGCTAAACCTGGCGAAACTGATGATCTTGTGATGAGTTCGTTGTTGGTCACACGCATGTTGATGTTGCTACAAACATATCATGCAGAATTAGATACACAAATGAAAGATCACGGCGATAACATTGTTGAACCCATGCCGTTCATATCAATGCTGCGCTAAATACACCACTATGGCAAAAGACGCACTACCTCAAGATTTAGCAGATTTCCTGGTCACAAAAAACTTTGATCCAGAATACTTTGATGAGCAAGGACAGCCCGCAGAAGCAGGTGACGCTAAAACTATCAAATTTGATTATGTTGCTGCCTCGGGCAAAAACTACGGTACCGCAGTGTGCGTGATTGCAGATGATGATTTGAGTTTTTTTTACGGTGACAATCTGGGCCGGGGTATGGAACCTGATGACAAGCAAGAATGGTACGAATTCTTGGAACAACTCAGCAACCAATCTGCTAGTCATTCAGCCACCTGGAGCCCAAAAGATATCAATCAACTCAAACACACCTTGGCCGGCATTGCTGCCATCAAAGAAGGATTGTTCGAAGGCTACTATGGCACCCGGAAAGTCAGTTACATGGGCGAGCAAACTGGTGCCAGACTGATGATTCAACACAATCGGGTGCTGGGTGAAGCAGACAAACGTTTTCGCTATGTTGAAAGTTTGTTTATTGAAACAGCAGATCAAGAACGTTTTCGATTGCCATTCAAAAGTCTAGCAGGCGGTAGAGCCATGTTGGAACATGTACGTTCAGGTGGCAAACCTTACGATGTACGTGGTAATCATATCACAGAAATTGTCGGAGAAATGGCAGTGTTAAGCCGTTTCAATCGTGCGCAACACCGTCGTGTGTTTGAAGGTGTTACACAAGAACTGGTGGAAAGCGCAAGGCAATACTATCACAACTTACAAGAAACAATGAAGCATCTTGGCAGCACTCGTGGCTATCAAGCATACTTTGAATCCTGGGCTCCTGACCAAGTTGGTGAAGCCGAAGCCCTGGTAGAAAATCTACGCGACCTGTTTGTGGAACAAACCCTGGACGCTAGAATTGAAGATGCCTTGCCCACACTGGCCAAGATACAACAACAAGGAAACAACATGAAAGAAGCACAAATTTTTGAAAACTGGATCAACAACCTCAGCGAAGGTACGTGGGCGTTGCCAGAAACTCCCGAGCAAATGGAAAAACTCAATCAACTGATGAGTGCCGAACTCATTGTTGGTCCTGATGCTACCAATGCCACTGAGTTGTTGTATGACATTGTGGGCGATGACGAGTTGTTTGACATCCTGAACGATTTGGCCGAAAAGAGTCAAGGCCGCGCCAACATCTGGGACGACTCAGATGTGCAACGCAGACTGGCCGAACTGGGTGTGCAAACTCCTCAGAGCACTCAAGCAGAACCTGCTGATGTGCCACAAGACACCGCGCCCCCTGTGAAAGAAGCCTTGCCATCAAAACGTGGAGGCCAAGGACGTCTTAGAGATGCACTAGAAGACGATCCAGACATGATGGGATATCATGCTATCGCTGCATTGTATGGACCACAAATGTGGGACAATGATGCCATGGGAGATCTGGTTTATGACCTTGAACAAGCAACCCCAACACCTGAAGAATTAAAATATATTATTGTAAATGCCGAATTACCTGGACGTTTAAAAAGCATTAGATTCACCAACACAGACGATGTTCAATTTGGTCACATGGACGAAGGCGACAACCGGGCTACATTTGTGGAAGATCGTGAATTGGCCGAAATGCTGAAATACGCTGGCGTACCTGTCAAAGAAAGTGTGTTGACAGATTCAACAGGCAGCACACTGGAACACATCAAAGACACATTTCGACGTGACGTCAAAGACTTTACCCAGTCTGGTGAAATGAGCAAACACTTGTACCATGCATTGCATGATTATTACTTTGATGACATGCCATATGGTGCAAAAACTGGTGATGACATAGATCCTCATGAATGGGTAGCAGATCGTTTTGCTCAAGACATTGGGTTAGACGAAGGTTGGAAAGGTGCCCTAGCAGGTGGACTTGCTGGCGCTGGCTTGGGCAGTGTGGTTCCTGGCCTGGGCACATTGGCTGGCGGCATTGCTGGTGCCTATGCAGGGCACAAATTAGGCGACCAAGGATTTAGTGATCCAGACAAAGAATGGAAATCTCCTGAGCCAAAGAAACCAGTCTCCGAAAGTTCATGCAACATGACTGCCGAAGGCTCTTACTGCCCAGAACACGGACTAGCCGAATGTGGCAGCATGTATGAAGATGGTGGCGCAGTGGGCATGCCTTACAGCATGGGCGAAGGCACAGATGATCCAATCAACAGCAACAGTGCAATGACCGGAAGTTATTACGAAGGCAAAGAAACCAAATCACAAGAAGGCGATGCACTTCTGGCAAGAATAAAATCACTGGCTTTGCTCAGATGATATAAATACACTTGACACGTAGACAAGAAGCGCATATACTACTACAGTGTTTGCGCTTTTTTGTTTGTGAGTCACAGGCAACTAAGATCTAAACATTTAGATAGGCAACATAACATAGGCAACTTATCAAGGAGAAAAAACTATGGCATCATTAGCAGAAATCAGAGCAAGACTACAGGCAGCAGAGGGCAACAAAGGTGGGCAATCCACCGGTGGAGACAATTCAATTTATCCACATTGGAACATGGAAGAAGGACAAAGTACCACACTGCGATTCCTTCCCGATGCAAATACAAAAAACACATTTTTCTGGCAAGAACGAGCAATGATTCGTTTGCCTTTCGCTGGCATCCGAGGCGAAGGAGATAGCAAACAAGTGTACGTGCAAGTACCTTGTGTGGAAATGTGGGGCGAAGCATGTCCTATCTTGGCAGAAGTGCGTACCTGGTTCAAGGACAAGAGCCTTGAAGAAATGGGTCGCAAGTACTGGAAGAAACGTTCATACATCTTCCAAGGCTTTGTGCGTGAGAACCCCTTGGCCGAAGACAAGACTCCGGAAAATCCCATCCGACGTTTCATCATTGGACCACAAATCTTTGCCACCATCAAAGGTGCGCTGATGGATCCTGAACTGGAAGAAATGCCCACAGACACCCTGCGTGGCCTGGACTTCCGAGTTAGCAAAACGGCCAAAGGTGGCTTTGCTGACTACAGCACTTCAAAGTGGGCACGTAAGGAATCGGCATTGACCGAAGCCGAACAGGCTGCAATTGCCACACATGGCTTGTTTGACTTGAGCACATTCCTGCCCAAGAAACCCGGCGACGTAGAGTTGAAGGTGATCAAAGAGATGTTTGAGGCCAGTGTGGATGGACAGCCTTACGACACAGAACGTTGGGGTCAGTACTTCCGTCCTGCTGGTGTGCAAGCACCTGGTGGCGCCGGCGCCAGCCATGCTGATGAGGACACACCTGCACCAGCAGCCAAACCTGCGGCAAAGGCAGCACCTGCTCCGGCAGCAGACAACGGCTTTGATGAAGACGACACACCTGCAGCAGCAGCACCAGTGGCCAAGCCTGCAGCCAGTGGACAAAATGCCCAGGACATCCTGGCCATGATCCGTAGCCGTCAAGCCAAGTAATTGACAGTATCACACAGAGGGGCTCTCCCTCTGTGTTCTTTAAAAATAATAGGTGATTCATGGGTAAACCCTTTGACGTTTCAAAATTCCGTAAAGAAATTACAAAATCAATCGATGGATTAAGCATCGGTTTTAATGATCCAACAGACTGGATCTCAACAGGCAACTATGCACTAAACTATTTGATCAGCGGCGACTTTAACCGTGGCATCCCACTGGGCAAGGTCACAGTGTTTGCTGGCGACTCAGGTGCAGGCAAGAGTTACATCTGCTCAGGCAATATTGTGAAGAACGCACAAGAGCAAGGCATCTTTGTGGTGTTGATCGACAGTGAAAACGCACTGGACGAAGACTGGCTCAAAGCACTTGGTGTGGACACCAGTGAAAGCAAATTGCTGAAGTTGAGCATGGCCATGATCGACGATGTGGCAAAGACCATTTCAACATTCATGAGCGACTACAAAGCATTGCCCGAAGGCGAACGTCCCAAGGTCATGTTTGTGATTGACTCACTGG